AGCGGTAATTTCGCATTCGCTAGTAACGAGCCCTTTTCTTCACGAATCGCTGTGATATCATTTGTGAGCACGTCGTACTGATTCTTGTAGTCTTTGGCATCTTCTTCGGCTTTGTCCTTGTCAAGGTTCGCTCGGACACGCCGATTGATTTCATCCACTTCTGCAATGTTTTGTTGCAGTTCTTGTGTCGATTCATCTTGCAAGTTTTCAGCAGTCTTTTGCGCTGTTGCAAAGTCTTTTGATAGTCGGTCGAACTCGATTTGTTCTTTCTGCAGTTGCGCTTGAAGTTCTTCAATCCTCAAGTTGATCGCTTGGATGTTTGATTTGGACTGCTCTAACTGAAAAGAAATTTGATTGACCTGATTACGTTTTTGTTGATTTTCTCCGTTTCTTGCGAGGATCTCTTGTTGCTTTGCTACCAAATCAGAAACAGAGATTAGTTCCTTTGGAGCATCTGGGAAGTAAGGTTGTTCAGCTGCAAACTTTTCCTTTTGATCAGCAATCTGACCAATTGCATGGCGTTTATTGTAGATTTCTTGCTCTTTGCGATCTAATTCAAACAATTGATCGCCCACACCAATAATCTGCAGGAGTATATTTGCTTTTTCCTTACTTGACGAATCCATAAATTTCGGTAGATCGATGGCCAACTCTTCGACAAAGCTGTTCAATAAATTCTGGCCGGCTTTTTCACCATTCGGATCAATGACCTTCAAATCAGAATTCTTTCCCTTACGCTCCACGACTAGCCCATTGTTCATGACTATATGAAGATGCGGTGGCGTGACCGATCCTTCCCGATGCGCTTGGCTTGGTCTGTATTTATTACCACCAAGCCCCCAAGCGATAGCATCAATGACGCTAGTTTTGCCTTGGTTATTATTTCCACCTACGATGGTTAATCCGCTGGCATTCGGTTCAATTTTTACCGCTTTGACACGTTTAACGTTTTCGATTTCAAGCTTGTTAATTTTCACTGCCATGTGATACACTCTCCTTACTTAGGTTTATTGTTTTAGGCTTACATCAGTTGCAGCTGGTGTAGGCTCTTTTTGTAGATTAAATTTCATAATTTGGATCTGCCGAATCATTCGAAGCTTGATGCCTATCCATTCAAGCTCCAACTTTTCAGCGTCAGACATTTCCCTGTTACCATTAATTGCACACATTCCCACCGCCATTCGGCGCTTCATTAGTCTGCAGCTATATTTGATAATTGCGCTATCGTACATCGTTAAACCTCCTCTTTTACTTGACCCCCATGATCCAAACCAGCGTCAGTATCAAAACAACATTGAGAGCAATACTTGTATAAGCAATCGCTTGTAATTGTCTAGCTTTGTATAAGGTATTTCTATTCATATTTGCTAACCATTTTTTATTCATTCAATTATTTCTCCCATTTCTTAATTATTTGTCGTTCCAAACGCCATACTTGATTGCATACTCTTTGACGATAGCAAGGTAGATTTCTAACAACCGCTTGTCGCTCCCAATAACATCTAATTTGTTTGTTTTCTTAATCTTGGATTTGGGAACTCCTTCTCCAGCCATACGATTTTGCAAGTTGGTTAAGCGAATCTTGAGAGATGAGCCAGCACGACGATCAAGCTCTCGATAAATTTCAGATTGAATTTCCTGATAAGCGCCGTATCCACCTTGTGTTTTTGCCATTTGATTAATCAAGGATCTAGCATCTTTTCGCCAATCTGTTGAACCGAGAGCGACGATTTCGGAGATATTGTCTACTTTCGTTTCAATACGTTTAGTTTCTAGCTCCTGTTTGGCCATAGCTTGAAACAGACCGTTGAACATTTGCAATTCTGGACTAAGCTTCGAAGTATCGAGCAGCTGTTGTTGGTATTCTTTTTCGACTTGAATGAAATACTGTCTAGCCTGCTTCCCTTTCTCTGTTCGCTGAATCATTGAAACTTCTTTTGCCATATCTAACTTTAGAACGTGGTCTTGAAGTTCCTGTCTTGCTAGGGCGTTAAAAACTTTACACCCTACAAAATCAATGTTTTCAGAAAAACCATATTTCAACATACGTTCAAACCAACTTGAATATCTTTCCGATACCTCTAAAAACTCATAGAGTTCTCTGCCACTAACCAATTGCTCATCATTTTCATTTGTCGTTACTTTGATTAATTCTTTCATGCTGTTGCCTCCTGTTTAATTTGAAATTCTTGCTACCTTTTCTGACTCAAAACCCAAAGACGACATTCCTCGAAATCATAAAACTTACTTTTACTACCCATGCTTCCGTGAGGCATGCCTAGCATTTCCCACTCTCTTATAGAGGTAGTTGATACACCAAATCGTTCAGCAATTTCTTTTTGGTTCAGCAGTCTTTTATAAAGTGCCGCTTCCTGTTTTGCCTTCTCAATTTCTTCAACAACAATCTGAAAAATATATTTTCGAAGGTCATTACTTGCTTCTTCGGTAAGCAAAACGTTCATCTGTCTCACCTCTTATCTGATTCTATAATCTGCAATAATTCTAAGAATGATTTGGTTGCCTTTAACATTCTCTAAACGCCCACTTAAATATGCTGACAAATCTTGTTTTTTAACTCCGTAAGCTACTGCTAAATCAGAAATTGATATCTTGTTATCCTCGATATACTCAAGAACTTTTTTTCTACCAACATCTATACTCGGCATTCTCTCCTCCTCCTTTATAATTTTCTGTGGCATTCTCTCCTCCTCCTTTATAATTTTCTGTAAGGTAAACAGTATGAATTTGCAATTTACTATTGACATTTCTATACGTTCGTATAAAATGAAAACATAGTTAAATAAGCTTAATGAAAAACCTTTAAATCAACATTCTAAGTTTGGCGACCTCGAATTGTTTATTTTTACTAGGTGTATTTTCTTTTGCTTTTTCATACTATTTATCTTACGAGTATCATATTATTACATTTCGTATAGATTGTCAACTGATATTTTTACGAAACGTATAATTTTCTCGTTTATTTGGAGGAGATATCGATATGTCAGTCTTTGACCGTATTAAACAGCTATCTAATGACCGAGGTAAAAGTATGTCAAGAATAGCAACAGAGTTAGGATTTAGCGAAAATTTATTTTATCGTTGGAAAAGCAGTGAACCAAAAGCAAAGGATCTAGCCAAAGTTGCCGACTATTTTGGGGTAACTACAGATTACCTTTTAGGAAGAGATGAATCACTATCACCTAAAGGACGTGCTATTGGTAGAGGATTTGATAAATTAGACGACAAACAACAAAGTTTATTTGAGCAATTACTACAACAGATGCAGGAGGACCACGAAGACGATGACTAAAATCCCTAGATATCCTAGGTATAGTTGGGTCACCCTTGCTGCTACTGTTGCCTTGAGGAGAAAAGGAATTGACTCTTTCCCCGTTGACGTAAAAGCAGCTATTAAATCTTTTGGTATCAAGTTAAAAAAATACTCAACCCTTTCTAAGCAAACTGGTGCAACGATAGAAGATATTGGAAAGGCATACAAAACTAACCTAGGATATATTTACAGAAATGAAAAAGGAAATTATTTTATTGCCTATAATGATAGTTTGGATCCTGGTCTGATTAGATTCACTCTTGCACATGAACTAGCTCATTTTTTCCTAAATCATCTTGAAGATTTCGAGCAAACCGAACTGAAGTACAATTCTTTAGTTCCTTATTCGAATGAACATTTAGTCCTAGAGCGTGAAGCAAATTGTTTCGCACGTAATTTCCTGTCCCCCATTTTGATTGCGAAGCTTATAGGTGACCAAGTTCAGTCCATACAACATTTTTTCGGTCTCACTTATCGTGCGTCCAGAGTAAGGATAGAAAGTTTGAGTATTGATGAAGAATCAACTAAAAAAATTGCTTTATCAAAAGCTGCACAAAACGAATTATTTCATCTTGAAAAAGTAAAATTTAAATATGCTAATTACTATCATTGCGATATATGCTCAGGAGAATTTTTTTGTTCATCACCTTGTTGTTGCGTATTTTGTGGCGAAAAGCTATTCTGGAAAATTGAACCAGCTAGCTTTTCTATTTTGAGAGATTTTGGAGGAGATAAAATGGAGTATTCAAGAATTGAAACTGACCTAGAAGGACATCCTAAACAATGTCCACAGTGTAATGCCGAAAATATTAGACAAGAACACACTTTCTGCCCTTACTGTTCAGCTATATTACATAACTCATGCTTAGGTGGAAGGGATAACCGTTTTATAGAATTGGATGCATTTGGA